GGCTCCAGTGCCGTTGAATTGTACTGCACTTCGTGTTTCTTGAATAGGTCTTCTAAAGGGATTCTCCCTTCAAAGATACTATCAAGATCCATTACTTTGGCCATAATCTTCTCACAACGCTTCTGTTTTACAAGATTGTAAATAGATTCGCTGTCGACTTTGAGGCAAGGTAACCTTTCGCTTAGTGCGACTGGGCCTTGCATAAGTCTTAGAGTAATTATTACCGTAAGTAAATCCTGAACCCTAGAGTTAGGGTGTTGGATCAAAATACGACTACAATTTTCCCTGTCATCCATCATTGACCTCTTATTAATTTCACAAATAAGTTCATCTACATTACGTAGACTGTTCTTGTTTAGTAAATTATAAGAAATCCCTGAGAATTCAGTACCACCAATAGCATGCCTTTTGGCAAATTCTATTTGGTTGTTATCTGAATCACCAATAACAGATTTAGATTGGTTTATAGGAATTCCTAAAAACTTCATCTGCTTCTGATATCGGTTGGCGACAGCAGAATTTCATATTACCACATCATCACCAAGTACTGCATAGTCTCGGAAGGATTTAATTCCTTCTTTGGCCGCACAGTATTCAATGATGATATGGTGCCACAGTGCGAAGGAGCCTCATGAAGATAGGAAACCTAATGGTTGTCCCACGCTTCATTTTACAGGCTCTCCGAACTTGTGGTGAAATTCTCTATTAGCAATGACATAGGACCAGCTCTCAGAGATGGACTCTCCGAAAAGAGTTTTCATCATTATCGTTTGTACCTGTAGAGGTATTCGATCTGAGGCACCAGAGAGATCAAAACAGTAAGTTTTGTGACCTTTGGACATTCTCAAGATACGGCTGAAGGCCGACTCTTGATCAAATGTTCCATCTGTCTCTAACTTTCTTAAAATTCTCATAAGAGAATTATGTATTGGTCTTAAGGTGAACTGAGTCCAATAATCTCCAATCGCGAAGATCCTAGTCTTTCCACCACCTTCTGGGCTGAAACCCAGACGGGAATGGATCGATCTCGGATCCTCATGATTCTTAAGAATATTGGCACCCATCATTTGATTGATCCATGAATTTCCTAAAAGGTTATTCAGATTAACAATATGTTGGGTTAGCTCTTTATCCCTAAGTAAGGCAGTAAGATCATGTGCCGCAAAAACTAAAGCTTGCCCGTTGGGGCCAGCTTTCATAGTTGAGTGGACTTTATCTTGACTTACCTTTAAAAGATTATTAAGATTCATCCTAGAAAACCATTCTGAGCAATACTTTTCGAAACTACATAAGTAGTTGTTCGGGAGTACTACCCCAGGATCGGTAATCTTTGATAAATCTGGGTCGACTGGAAGTCTGATTAATTGAAATATACGTGTTATACACATACATATTCTAATATCAGATATGGATCCCCTTGAAAGTAATGGCCTTATCGGTCATAGTACTTTAGGTAATCCATTCCTATCGACTTTGTTAAAGCTAATAGGCTCTGGAGTAAACTTTAATTGTCTGTGTACCAATCACTGGTACGCAGACTTATAAAGTGTTAACGTATAACGTGAACCGTGTGTCTTACGACACGCGTAAAAGTTCGCTTTGTACTTTAGCCAGCATTCCGTTGCCATCCTTTGATGATCGCTATCTCTAGACAGAAGTATCAATACGATATTTTCGTTTAGTTTTAGCTTATTCATTAATAGGATGCCCGGTTCGGTCTTAAGACCGTGCTCTCCAGCTTTCGCTGTGCCATCTCACGGGTGTCGATG